GATACCGCAGCGCTCGAACGCTTCCTCAACAATTTCGGAAACATCCAAATTGAATGCGGTGGTGCCAGAGGTAGTCATTTTGCCTTTCTCGCAGCGAGAGTTTCTTCAATCATCTCAAGCGAATGGATTACTCTGCCTTGGCGCTCTTCAATCAGAGTAAGCCTACGCTCCGCTTGCAAAACGTACGCTTCAAAACGCCGATTGAACAGCACAAGTTCAGATGCTTGCTCGATCGTATTTTTTACCGCTCTCTCGAACACGTTACTAAGCATCCAGATTCCGAAAGGAATCATCAACGACCAGAGCCCGAAGCTGATCGCAGCTACCTTCTGCCAGAACTCTGCTCTGGACAGCGCCTCTTTTCCCGGGGGCTCATTCACGGCCTGTGCTCAGAACGTGCCCGCGAAGCCCTTGCCGCGGGTCGCAGCGCCACCGCCGCGCGCCATGCCGCCGCCGGACATCTTCTTGACCTTGCCGCCGCAGGCCATGTCTTCCTTCTTCTCTTCGGTCATCTCGCGCTTGGCGAACTGACGCGGCGAAAGCTTGCCCGACTTGACTGCCTGCGCTTCGGCCATCTCTTCGGCCATCGTCTCTTTTCCAGCGAACAGCTTGGTTGCCATAGTGCTTTCCTTTAGCCGCTAAAGTCGTACAAAATAAGCCACGTGCCGCTCGTCCAATCAGCGGTGATGCCAGTCGGGCACCTCACACCATACCCCTGGTAGGTGAACGTAACTGTCGTCGATGGAATGATGGCTGTGCCTGTTACCGTCAGCGCATCATAGACGCCTGCAAGAGTGCCAGCGCCAACCATAATCACGCCATAAAGAATGCCGGGCTTACCACCTGTGATGTTGAGCCCAGTTGCGTCATCCGTGACTATCTTGTATCTGCAGACACTTGCAACCCACGCTGCGTTGTTCGTGGCCTTCTGCGTAGCCGATCGGCCTGTGCCCGAGTCTTCGAGTTTCCAACCAGACATGTGCGTTTCTCCTTCTCATAGCGAAAGGGCCCCGCGTAGGGGCCCTCTGCAGCGGGTTGCTTGGGTCAGGCCCCGACAGGGGTCACGACGAACCGCTCGTACCGTAGATGCCCAGCGGATCGCTGACACCAAACGAGTACCGCTCGCGAGCCTTGTAGCGCACGTTGCCGGTTTCGAAGTCGCCTTCCATGTCCTGCTTGAGCGGCGCACGCACAAAGTGCTTGAGCCCGTTGGGGACGTCCGTCAGCAGGAACCACGCGTTGGTGTCGGTCAACCAGTGGTTCACCGTGTACCCGCCGGGGATGGCGCCGTTGGACTTGAGGGCGTTGATGTCGTTCTTCGCGAAAACCGACGCTCCGCCGGCCGTGGTGCTCAGCTCAGTCTCGAGCACCCGCGTCGCAACGAACGTGTTCGCCGGATGGATGACCAGCTTGCGAGGCTTGGCAGCCAGCAGCAGGCCACGCTCATCAGTCCACGCCGCCATGTTGATGTAGGCATCCTCGAGCGACGTCTCGTTCAGGTCGACTTCGGACGCCGGCCGGTTGGAGTTGACGCCGCCCTGCAAGGTCGGGTGACCGTTGGACGTACCGTTGGCGCACAGGGTCTTGCCATCGCCATAGGTGACGGTGCTGAACGCCGTGTTCAGGATATTGGCAGCCTTCACCTGCTTGGTGTATGCCATGGACCGGGCCAGCGCCTTCGTGTAGCGCGCTGACAGCGAGTCGTACAGGTTGTCCTCGATCGCCTCTTCGGTGATCCCGAAGCCCAGCGCGATCGTCTCGTGGACGTAGCGCGCCGTGAAGGCTTCCTGGCCAGAGTCGTAGACGATCGCGCCGCCTTCCGTCTTGACCGGCGCCGAGCTGAAGCCAGCAAGCTTCACCTCTTCTTCGAACGAACGCTCGGAGGTCTCGACCTCGAAGATCTCCTTGTGCTCTTCGCCGTATCGCTTGTACTCCAAGCCGAAGAGAGCATTCAGGCCGGGGAGCAGCTCCTTGAGCAGCTGGGCACGGGAAATGGTTGCCATGGTTTAACTCCTTGTACTCAGTTGATCAAGCGGCTGCGGCCACGTGCGCGAACGCATGCATCGCGACACCGTAGGTAATGAACAGGGCCGTGTACGTAGTTGCCGAAGCAGCCGAGTCACGATCCACATCCACACAGCGCATCGGCAGCGTGCTCGTCGTGGCCACGCCAGACACCGCGATGTCCGAGAACTTCGTCGCCGTCACGTTCTGGACGATCGACAGGTTCTTGCCAATGGTGGCCGCGTAGGTCTGGGCCGAAATCACCGTGGTGCCCGAGACATATGCCGCGCGGAAGATCACATCCGGGTCGTCGACAACCATCGCGATCGCATCGGCGGCCGCCGTGGATGCTGTCCAGTAGGTGCGGTACGTCTTCCCGAGCACTGGATCGGTGTATGAGCACCCCATGAAGATGCCGAGAATGCCGGAGTCCGTGGTATCGGCGCCAGATGTGCCGATCGTCGTGGTCTCAGCGCACTTCTGCAACGAACCATCGGAGATCAGGCGAACCAGATCCCCGCGACGCAGTTGCACGGCGTAGCCAGTTGCGATCGGGTACTCACGCGCCACTCCCGCATAGGGAAGGCCATCACGCCGTTGAACCGGCTCGAAACCAAAGGGCTTGGTGTACACAGGCATGTCAATCTCCTTGTTTCAATCGATCAGGTCGGCGCGATGCAGTCGTATGCATGCGTGGCAACACCGTAGGTGACGAACAGTGCCGTGTACGTGGTCAGCGTTGCGGCTGAGGCAGGATCCACATCGATCACACGCATAGGCAGCGTTGCTGTGGCAGCAATGCCAGAAATCGCGATGTCTGACGTCTTCGTCTTGGTCGTGTTCTGCTCGATCGCCACGTTCAGCCCGATCGTCGCCGCCCGGGTCTGTGCCGAGACAGTGACGCCGCTCGAGACGTAGACCGCGCGAAACACGAGCTTCGGGTCATCGGCGATAAACGCCATCGCATCGGTTGCTGCTGTGCTTGCCGTCCAGTAGGTGCGATAGGTCTTGCCCAGCGCAGCATCGGTGTACGAGCAGCCCATGAAAACGCCCATGATGCCGCCGATGGAGGTGGGAATCGTGTCGGTGTCTATGGCCTTGATGAGCGCCCCGCTCGTATTGACACGGACCAAATCCCCCTGACGCAAATTCGTGCCATACGCATTCGCAATCGGGTACTCCCGCGTCGCCCCCGCGTAGGGCATTCCATCACGCCGCTGCACCGGCACAAAGCCGTTTGGCGAGGTGTAAACAGGCATGCTGTCCTCCTTGTTGAAACGCGCGGTACCCGACCGTAGTCAGGAACCTAGCCCAAATTTCGAAACCTTCGTCGTCCGATTGTTGAAGATCGGCATCCGACTGTCTGTCTGCTCGTTCATCAGCTGCTGGTCAACCGACTTCATCTGCTGCGCCGTCAGCTGCTCGTAGTACCGCTTGCGCGCTTCGTTGCGCTCCACCGGCAACCTTGCAAGAACCAACCCGCCAACTTCAATTATCTGCGTCTGCCCCCGCTGCTTCGGGTCTGCAAACAAGGCCAGCTCAGGATGCTCCTTCGGGTCGACAGGCTCCCACCCTTCGCGCATGTGCCTTGACATGTTGACTGGATCTTCTTGGCCGAGATACGACTTGCGCAGCCACCGGTAGACAAAGCCATCTGATTTCTCCGGTACCGGCAGCGTCGCTGCTGGTTGCCACGGAGTCGGCCTCTCTTCGACGGCGCGCTTGAGCGATTCGCGCGGTGTACGGTCTTGCGTTGTGGCTTCAGGCATTGCGGTTCTCCAATTCGACGACGGCGGCTGCATACTGTGCTGGAGTGACTCCCAGCCGTTTGGCCGTCTCTGCTTCCGACTTGGAAAGGGTCACGACCCTTTTTCCAGAGGCTGAGCGTCTCACTGGAGCAACTGTGGATCGAGACTGCTCCGCACGTGTTGTCGGAGGAGGGCTCTCGAACTTGTCCGGGAAGGTTTCCCGTAGGCGGCGATCGATGGTGCCGTAGTACTCGTCGGGATCGGATGCTGCTGTCACGCCGTCAGCGGCCAGCTCTGCGTCAACCCCGTATGCGAAGCCTGTCATCGCCTTGTCGACCTCGAACCACTGGTTCTTGGAGGCCCATGCCTGCGCCCGCGGATCGGGTTTTGGCACTTGCGGCGAGCGCTGCGGCTCGGTTTGCCGCGTTTGTACACCCGAATCTTGCGGTTGTCCAGCATTATTTTGCTGCCACCCCACATATCGCTGCTCTTCCATGACGGCGCGCGTCATGTCTTGCGTCGCATCGGCGATCGCATCAGCATCGAATGCCTCGGTAGCAGCCTTCAATTTGGCACGCGCAGCTTCGATGCCAACTTTGGCCTTGTCCTGCATGCCCGCAACAAACACTTTCTCGCCGGCCGAGTAGCGCTGCTGCAGCGATTCAGCCTGTGTCTTCATGCTCTGCGCATACTGCAGCGCTGCTTCGCGTTCACGTTCCGCCTGTTCGGCAGTACGGCGCTGGTCGTGCAAAGCGTGCTTGAGTTGCTTGATGCGTTTCTGCACCCCTTCGGAGTACTGCGCCAGCTCTTCATCGCTGGGATCCGCCGCCGCCAACTTCTCCTTGCTCAACGGCGCGCGGCCCCGGTCTTGCTCGGGGGTGTCATCGATGATCTCGAGTTCGACCTCGTTATCTGGCGTTACAATTTTGATGTCGTCTGGGTCCATACACTACTCCTGTGCGCTCTGTGAGCGATTAGCGAATAACTCGTGTGATGCCGCGCGGGTCTTCCACTATGGCTTCCACGGTATCGTCATTGATAAGCCGATGCTCAGCACCATAAATTGAGACACGCGTGCCTGAGTAAGATCTCATGACTATAAAGTCCCCCACTTTACACCATGGGCCATTAGGGAACTTGGCTTTATCCGCGTAGCAATCCGGGCCCATTGCAAGCACGAATCCTACGGTCGTCATCACTTCTTCTTGCGCGCGTGTGACGTCGGCTTTCACAAGCCCATTATCAAACGCCTCTGCAGAACGCGGGATGGCAACGAGAATCTTGTACCCCGCTGGCTTCGGCAGCATCTTCGCCTTCTGCCCGTCTTCCGCAAGCCGCGCCCGTGCTTCAGCGCCGGCCGCGCCTTCTTGCTTGATCGCTTCCGCGGCAACGACGTTGCCTTTCACCCCTGGGGGAAGGATGAGTTCTTTAATCATGATCATTTCCTTTCTCAAGTCTTTCTGCAGCGTCAAGAAGTAATCTCTCCGCGATGGCAAGGCCGGTAATTTCGCCAACCATGTTTTGATAATGGTCGAACGATCTTGCGGCCCCGGTAGCGAGCGCATCCGCTCGTTCATTCATCTGCGCGCGAAGTTCCTTGCGGATCTCCGCAGCGAATTGGACAACGATCATTCAGTTCCTTTCGTGGGTTCAGGCTGTTGACTCTGTGCCTGTCGATCAAGCGTCTTGTGGTGGGCGTCGGCGCCCATCTGCGCTCCTGTGAGGACTGCCTTGTGGTGCAAGTCCTGCTTCTTGTGCTCGCTATGCACGGCGAGCTGCGCGCCGGTCAACACCGCCTTGTTGTGGTTGGCGTCGTCGGCCATCTGCCCCTTGGCTGCGATCTCGAGCCGGCGCAGCATCACGTCGTCCGTGTGCTTCTGCCGGGCGAGCGCGTTGTCGTCCACCTGCTTCTGCTCCTTGAGCCTCAAGTCCTGCTGCTTGAGCTGCAGCTCCTGCTTCTGCATCTGCAGCACCGGGTCTTGAGCCGCCTGCTGGGCCTGCTGCTGCGCCGTCTCTGACTGGCTCTGCTGCAGCACCTTGGATGCCGCTTGTGCAAGCACACTGGCCAGCTGGTACTCCATCTCCTGCGGGATGGTGTCGTCCTCGGGATCTGGCAGCGCCGTGCCCATCGCCTGCTCCATGCGCTGCCGGTAGGCGTGCGCCACATGCTCAGCGAGGTGAGCTTGTCCTGCAGCCATCAGCATCTGCGCTTGCGGGTTCTGCCCCAGCAGCTGCATGATCTTGGGGTCTTGCATAGCTGCCGTGTGCACGGCGATGTGTGCCTCATGATCCTGATAGGCATAGACCTTGACCGGCTTGCCCATCAGCACCGCCATGTTCTCCGTCACCGGATCCTTGGGCTTGCCGTCCTTGAGCGCTGGGATGAGTCGCTCGGGGTCGCGCACCCCGATGACGCGCAGCATGTCGCCGTGCAGCTCAGGCAAGTCGTAGATCTGTGGCGCCGTCGATGCCAGCTGCAGCACCGCCTGCTGCGTGACCACCCGCTGCGCCAGCGTGGACGCGTTGGGGTCGGACACCGGGATGATCTCCACGATGTCGTAGTCGGCCTTCTTGACCTTGCGCGACGGGTCGACGTCGTAGGCATACTCAACTGGCGCCGTGTCCTTCACCAGCGCCTTGAGCAGCTTGATCTCCGCGCTGAGCGTCGCATGCACCCGCGCCTGCACCGCGGACATCACCTTGAGCGTGCGCTCGAGCACCGCGAGCGTCGTGCCCACCGGCGTGTTGCCCGTCATGTCTGCCAGCTTGGTGTCCGCGGTGGACGCCGTGCGCCGGCCCGCCTCCGTCACTCGGTCCAGCAGCTGCAGGAGCACCATCGACGGCTCCTTGTACGGCATCGGGAACAGCCCGTCCTTGAGCTGCCCGCCGATCACCTCGGCGTCGCGCCACTCGCCCGGAGCGATGGGGGTGTCGTCGCCCTTGATACGCAGCCCCTTGGCCTTGAGCCCGCCCGGCAGGTTGCTCAGCGTGCCGGCGTCGATGAGCTGGCGTGTCAGGGAGGTGGCTGCCTTGGCGTGGCCGCCCACCAAGTGGATCAGCCCGAAGCCGTAGAACCCGAAGCCCGGCACGTAGGAGTAGTGGACGAAGTGCTGCTTCTTGGTGCGCTTCTCGTCGCCCTTGTCCCAGTTGCGGTAGACCGACATGATCTGGTCGGTCTCGCGGTTGAGCGTCACCACGTAGGGCTGCGCCAGCAGGTGCTCACCGACCTTAACGCCGAGCCCGTGCTCAGCAATGTCGACGTGCATCTCAATGAACTCGTAGCGTCCATCGTCGATGTTCGACAGCCCGATCTGCTTGTTCTTGGCGTCCTGAATCTCGTCCTTGCGCCGGCCCGGCGTGCCGATGTCAATGTCGCGGTAGAACCCCGCGGCGATGGATGCCTCGATCTCCGCCTTGGTGTAGCGCATGCGGCAGGAGTAGCGCTCTGCCGTCGTCAAGTCTGATGCCCCGTAGGAAATCACGAAGTCTTCAGCGGGCACAAATCTGCTGACCTGCCGACCCAGCGAGCTGTCGAAGTAGACCTTCTTGAACGCCGACCCAGCGACCGGCAGGTTGAACAGCATGCGCTCATGCTCGGTGCGGTACTCCGGCATCTGCTCGGTAAGCCGCCAGTTCATGTCGTTCTGCACACGCAGCGCGGCCTTGTCGCGATCGGCGCTGGGCTTGCCGATCACCTTGGTGCGCACCGGCCCGATGGCAGGAAATGTCTCGGTGATGGTCTCCGATTGGAAGCGCACTACGGCTTCGGACAGCATGGGGTCGACCACCCCACAGGCCCCCTCCCATGGCTCAACGCGCTCCTCGGTCTTGAAGCCCAGCAGCTCCATGCCCTTCTGGTACGTGCGCTCCCACTCCTTGCGCGATCGCAGGTCGGAGTCGTAGAAGTCACGCAGCTCCACCTGCAGCGACGCCAGATCGCCGCTCTCCATCGTCTCGGCGAGATTCAGCGTGTGGCCGTTGATCTTCGTCTCGATGGCGTTGGCCAGCGCCTCTGGGTCGAGCTGCAAATCCTCGCCCGGCGCGTCGTCCACTATCTCAACCTCGATGTCCGGATCCAACTGGTTCTGCATGTCGGCCAAACCCGTCGGCGCTTGATAGATTCCCTTATCGAAGTTCGCAGCCATGAGAATCTCCTAGAGCACTACTGAAAACAGAATAACGCACGCAATGACTATCACTATCATAAGTGTCCCTATAGGGCCTGTTAGCAAGCGCCGCCATGCAACATCAGTAGTACGCCGCTCGTCGTCCATAGAACTGCGATTTGTCATTAAGCGCTCCGTCGGTCTGCAGCGTGAGGAACATGCCTTGCCTGAAGCGCATCAGCGCCATACTGGTGGTATCCACGTCGTCATCGTTCTGTCCATTGGGGAATTGTGCAACCTGCTCGATCAACTCTCGACTCCACCACGTGTCAGGAACCCAGACTTTGCCGCTTCGAACAATGTCAGCCACTGCGTTGAGCCGCGCTATCTTATCCCCCGAACCGCGGTGCGGAGTGTACTCTTGCACGCTCAGCCCAAGGAAGCGCAGCTCCTGATACAACGCACTGCCGCTGTTCTTCTTCTCAACCACGAACGCATCCGGGCTCCAGCGCTCATACTGCTCTATCGCCTTGGCCTTCAGCTCGGGGAACTGCATGCGCGCGTTGATGCGGTCGAGCAGGATGATCTGATTCTCCTCGCGCTCCTGCTCGTTGACGAACACCCCCCATGTCGTGATGGACGTGAAGTCGGCGCGGTTGTTGGTCTCGGCCGCGGAGTCGAGGCACTGGATGATGTAGGTGCACTTGGGCGGCTCGCTGCGCTCCCAGACGCGCCACTCCGATCGTCCGATGATGGCCGCCTCGTCCGATGACGGGTTCTGCATGTACTGAGCGGTCCAGTACTTGGCGTCGAGCGACGCCTTGGTCTTGAGCAGCGCTTCTATCGACCACTTTTCTGGCCATAGCGCTTTGCCGCTGGGAAGAATTGCTGGAAACTCAACCACTTCCCATTGATCTGCATCAGGGTTCTTCGCTGCGTAGTCAAGCAGCCTCGCCGTCAGGTCATACGTTGCCCACCGTGTTTGGATCACGATTATGCTGCCGCCCCACTGCAGACGTTGGCGCGGCCCTGTCTGATACCAGTTGAACGCCATGTCGAACGCAGTGCGTGTCCCTGTCTTGATGTCTTGCTCTGAGTGGGCGTCGTCGATGATCAGGCAGTCCGCGCCGCGCCCGGCCAGCGCGCCGCCCACGCCGACGGCGTAGTAGCGCCCTCCCTGCTTGGTGCCCCACACCCCCGCGCTCTTGCTGTCCGTCTGCAGCGACGTCTCGGGGAACACCTCCTGATACTCCGGGTCCGCGATGAGGTTGCGCACGCGCCGG